TGTAGTGATAGCAGCGGATATCTGTCCTTGGTCCTTGGCTTCTTCTCGTAGGTCGTGTAGAGTAGAGAGGTGGTTCTCTAAGGAAACTGCTTCCTTCTCCGAGGCTTGTATTTCCAAGTCAATGAGGTAGTTTCGTACAACAGGGTTATGATTCAGTAATACGCTGCCTTGTGTTTTGGCACCCTTCCTATCCTTTGTATAGCCTGCTTTTATAGCGGCTTCAGTTGCTGTTTGTCCTTTAATATACTCTTTACAAAATAGTTTTTGTTTAGAGTTGAGTGGCTGCCACGTCTTACCATTTTGGTCTACGAAAGCTTTGCCGTCTTCGGTGGGAACTAAATGAGTATAAGTTAGCTTTTTCATTGTAATACCTCGCTTCAGCAAATGATATTACAAATATATTAAAAAAGATAATTTTCAAATTACTTTTCTCGTGCCCTCTAGTAATCTTACCATAGTTTCTAATAACTAATAGAAAATCTATTAGTTTTGTAGATTCAAAGAACAGAGTAACAAAGAGGGTTGTAGACTGATTCTATTAGTATATTAGAGATATTAGTAGTTTTGTAGATTTCTTTCAATAAAATTTTTTATTTTTAAAAACACTAATACGATAGGTCTAATAATAAAAACCCCCGAGCCGTAGATAACGGCACGAGGGCATTTAGCAGATAGTCCTTAGTATCTATCTACGAATCTGCTGGCACCATCAGTATCTAAAAGTGCACCAATGATTTCCTGTACAGTTTCTTCTATGTCTGTATCAGCGTTAATCTCATAAATATTAAAATATTTAATATCAAACATATCCGACTGGTCCCAACCGTCGGCAGTTATCACCATAATACTGTCATCAGTCATATTTTCTATCTCGTCGCCCAACACTCTCGTTTCTTTCGGAGAGTAATACCCTTTCGGTAATTCATGTTGTCGCAACGCTATAGGAAATAAATTCGACGTTTCGGCTAATCTATCGAATTCTTTCTTAGTCCATATAAAACTATAATTACCCATAGTCTCGTGGACCATAAAATTAATAACTAACGGTCTATGCTTACCGTCTTTTATATCGGTATTATAAAAACTAATATTCCACTCTTTTAAATCATTCCAGAAATCATTCGCTAACTCCCAATAATAACTAGGTGTAAGTATATTAGCATTTCTCTCATGACAGTAGGTCGTTGTAACATTTTTCCAATCGTCGGTCACTTTAATCGGAACCATTCTACCAAACCAACCACTATCGTCAAATGCGTGTAATCTCATCCCAACAAACTCGTTGTTGAAATGTTTTCTAGTAATTTCCAACATTTTATCCACTAGTTTTACTTTTCTAGCTAATGTTTTCAAAAAGTCTTTATATTTATCATTCATAATAATTTCTCCTTTCTTAGTTAATCGTAAAAATAATTTTTTACCCCTATATTATACCTAAGATTTTTAAGACGCGCCAACGACTTTTAGATTACTACAGGCGTAAAAAACCCCCGCATAAAGCGAGGGTCCTTCGAGTGTTAACTATCTAAGCAATCCCATACGCTCCCGCTCTATAGTGTCGTAAGTCCACAAAACTCCTTCAAACTCAGGGCTAACATATCCTTGTGTTCCATCGTCAAATGTTAGTAGCTCAGCTGGTGCGTTAAATGTAAACTCATCGTCCATACATCTAGTCCCACGTTTTACTAATTCTATCTTAGTAACCTTCCTTGGCTCAGTATATTCATTCGACCAATCCCATTCTTGTCCTATGTAGACGTGTCGTCCTCTAGTATATTCTTTCATAATTTCTCCTTTCTTTGAAAATTAATATTTTTAACTATATATATTATAGCTACCAGCAAACCGAAAATAAAACAACCCCCGCATAAAGCGAGGGCTTACACTTTAAGAGTCTCTACGATTCTCAGTTTCTTCGACCCATTCAGCGTCGACTTTAACCATAGAATCAAACTTAGATTCACATTGACTAGCAGTTAAGACCGCAGGGCATTTTTCGAAATGATAGACCGCAAACATACCGTCATTAACATTTATACGCATAATAGTAGAGTTACCGACAACAAAGAAATCAGCAACTACAGGTCCACCATTCAGCTTATCGGCTAAATCTTCGGGGTAGGCTTTACTAAAAATCTTAGCGTCTAGCTTTTCGCTAGGGCTATTTATTCCTTCAAATTCTGGTGTATCGTTCATAATATTCTCCTTTCTTTTTTAATACCCTTATATTATAGCTACCAGCAAAGCGATTATAAAGCAGCCTACGAGCTTTAGATTTTCTCTAACTTATACTTGTCTGTACCAATGATTTCTATATACTCAAACTTTTCGCCTGTCTCAATATTCTCAAGTTTTGTTCCTTCGAACGATTCCCAACCTTGTAATACTTCGTCGTTTGTTAATTTTTCGATAGGGTATTTATCGAGTAAATGTATATTTCTATCTACTACTGAACACCAAAGTTCAGCATAACTTTCTAATATATCGTCTACTTGTTCTGGTCGGCACATGCAAACGAATACATCGTCCATCGGTTGCACTTCATGTCTATATTCTAAATATAATTTAAATAATTTATCGCTCATAAGATTTTCTCCAACTCATATCTATCTACACCATTTTCGCGTATAGTCACATACCAAAATTCTTCACCTGTTTCTACACACTCTAATAACGCATCGAAATCAAATGCTTCCCATTCTTGTAGTATTTTACTTTCCGTTAGTTCATCGACTGGGTAGTATTCTCCTTTTTGATTAGTATGGCATGGGTCCATTATTAAACCCCACAACTCCGAGTAATGTTCATGTATCTTTGCTACACGGTCTGCTGTAGTGATACATAAAAATTCTTTGTATTGATTAGGGGTTCTTTCTCTCTCGTGATGATAACATAAATATACTTTAAATAATTTATCGCTCATACTTCCTCCGTCTTTGTAACATTCATCCAATCAAAACCGTCTCTGGGTGCAAAATATCTTTTACCGTCAGTGTGGCTGACTGCGACTATCTCTCCGTTGACCATAGTAGCTATAATCGGGTCGTCCGTAGTATCAGTTGTTAACATATTTCCTACCTTATCTTCTAAACCTTCAGGTGCATGCATCAAATCAAACACTTTATCATATGCTTGTATCAACTTATTCGCTTGGTCTAGTGTTACGTATTTCCATATCAAATGGAATTTACCGTCTTCTGCATAAGCATCACTCGGCTCGGGATAAACCCTTAATTCAAATATTTCGCTCATATTTCCTCCGCATTTTGGTTAATTCTAGTAATCGAAGCACTGAATCCATGTCCGTCTCCAATCTTCAATATATGGTAGATATAATCTTTCGATTGTATAACTGTAGTACCTATAACGTCGGCTTCAGTGAAACCTCTGCGTTCTTCGTCAATCACAACTATATAACCGTCAACTAATCCGCCTGGTCCAATAGTATCTACTAAATCGTCAGCCATTACCCCTCCATCTTCTGATAGAGGTATCGTACAGTGCCACTCGTCAACTCGATTCTTATCAAGCTGTTCGTTTATATTATTAAAAATTTCGTTCATATCTTTCTCCTTTCTATCGTAATAATAATTTACTACTTTACTATTATAGCTACGAGTTTTACCAAAGTAAAACAACCGCCGAAGTTAGCAAAAGCCAAGCCATTAGTAACCAAAGTCCGTCATCATTTCTCATCTTGTTTATAGAGTTCATCAAAAGTTTCTACCTCTCGTTTGCCACAGTCCTCACATTCTAATACGCTGATTAATACGCCGTCTTTCGTAATTTTATGACTGTTGCGTATATCACAATCTCCGAGCACTTTATATTTACAATCAGTCATTTTTCTCTTTTTGTGCCTTCATCCAAGCACCTGTAATATCTACAGCTTCGTGTCTGCCAAGTTCTGGAAATACTTTTCTTAACTCTGCAGGTGCTCCGAACATATTAATACTTCCCATTTCCTGCATAGTATCTAACATTTCAAAGTATGGTTTATTTTTATTTTCTTCAGTTTGCATAACTACCTCCCAATAGTTTTAGTTTTACATTCGTCGCAGGTAGTGATTATTCTAGGCTCGTCACCTATCAATAAACTACCGCACTCACGACACTCTAAAGTAGCATTATCTAATTCATGACACGGTGAACATAATGTTCCCTCATCAGTATTAATTACATAATAATCTTTTACATCTACGGTATTTTCTGAATACTCGTCTCCGCATTGAACACAAGTCCATCCGTCAGGACAAGAGCTAACAGCATCTTGTCCAAATAATTTTTCTGTTGAAATACTCATAACTACCTCCCAATAGTTTTAGTATCGTTAATAGTGATATACTGATATGCACCTTTGTTATACGCTGGTGCAATCTGTGTTTTACGCTGTTCAGCTAATCGCTGTGCAGCTTCTTCGCCGCACGATGTACAGGTCGAATAACCTAGTTTAGCTCGTGCGGTCGGTATTTTATCTCGGCATAATGAACATATCATAATCTTTCTCCTTTCTTTTATTACGCTATAAATAGTATAGCTACGAGTAAAGCCAAAGTAAAGCACTACCACCATACGTGCATTACCGCACCACGTTTACCAGCAATACCGAGTAAAGTCGCTAGGTCTTTAACTTCGCCGAGTGTATATTCAGCCCAATCCTCTACTTGATAAACTATAGTGTCGTCATCAATATCTAAAGGACAGTTTGTATCATTAGGGTCGCTACCAAACACACCATATTCCTCTCTAACAGTATGTAAAAATTCTTCTAACACATCAGCTTGTGCTTTTAGTTCATCGCTTGTAACATACGGCGGGTTATCGTGCTCCGATTTATG